AATATCATTATCATTTAAATCCAATTCACTATTTTCAATATTTATATTATCTGAAACATCTAAATCATTTTTTGTAATAGAAGCATTTTGCTTTACTCTAATTTTCTTACGTCTTCTTGGCTTTACTTCGGAAGGTTTTTGGTTGTAGCCTTGAGTAGGATTGGCTAGACCAGAACCCATTGTGCTAGTAGTAACTTCGCCTTCTTTTTCAACAGAACAACCACAACTGCAATCTTGCTTTTCAATATCAAAAGTATCATCGGATTTTCTAGTACAATTATTTAAAGTTTCAGTCTTGGCTCTAGACCAAGCCCAGCCAGCATCTCCACCCCATAAGTTCCAAGCTATACGCCCATTGGACGGATAGCCATCTTCACCAGGATTCCAACCCTTACCCTGCTTATCAACTTCATGACGAGGGAAATACTTGGCAACTTTTCTAACAAACTCGGGGGATGCTTTACCACCGGCTGCCAATCTACGAGCAGAACCAGGTCCGACGCTAGTACCACCACGACCATGCTCTTTACGCTGATTCAACCCAGCCTGAGCCGCCTTCCTTACTGCATCTGGGATAGTAAGATCAATATCATCGCAATCAACTTTAAGAATATAATCCAAAGAACCATCGTTGGACATTTTAATTATGTCAATAACAGCAATTTGATTTGCAGGATTATCAACCAAACTTAATTCACCCAGTTCATATCTTTTAATAATATTAGCCGGCTTTCCTCTAAAAATCTTTTTAGTATCAGCTTCTTTTTCAAGAATACGTCCACCAATAGAAAAAGCTCGCAATGTCCCATCTAAAACTTTTTCCCAAGTATCTTGAGCGCCTTTGGAAATATATGCTTCAACTTTAATAGCATTATACTCTTCACCATCAGCACCTTTAATTTTTACTGGTTCATAATTAATTGCTTTACCTACAGCAATAGGAGAATGCATTTCTCTTATATTGCCAGCCCAACTCTTAAAGGCAGTTAAAGAAGCATTGAAATCAACTATATCTCCTGCTTTATCAATATTATCAGCAGTAGCAATACCGACGACAATTCTTTCTTCTTTTTTCACCATAGAAATGGGAAACATTAAATTAAAATTTTCCATATTAAACCTCTATAATAATATATTTGTATTTAAAATACAAATCAACCTATGGCATAAATTGCTACGGTTGAAGATGCTGTTATGACTTGAACTTTCGTATAATCACCAGGGATATGAACATAGTTATGCTGATGACTGCTTGCATCAGGTATCCACACAGAGTGAGGACCACCATTGAGTCTAACTTCAATCCAATGATTCGTATCAACATTGGCAATATACAAACCAGTCGTATGACCAATAAAAGTAACTACACCATCTGTATCCTGAAGAGAACCGTTACTATAAATAACTCCCATTTTAAACCTCCATATTGTTGCCAGCATCTTGTTGCTGGCCTCTTTCTGCTCTTTCACCATTAGCATTCACATCACTTCCACCAGAGGCTGTATCAACCCTTGCTTTTGGAGGATTGGATGACTGATTATTGCTATTCATTGGTGGAGCTCCGGGACCATCCTTTTTAATTTTTGTGGGGAATGGCAAGACAATATCGCCATCCTCTCTTTCAGGAAGCCCAAGCTCACTTCTGACCTCATTAGGACTGACAACTTCAGTACGAAGATATCTATCGTAGATTCTAGATTGTATGTCTTCATCAACAAGGTCAATTCTTTTAAATCTTAAGACAACAAGATCAGAAAATTCTTGAATAAGCTTATTTATTCTTTTTTCAATAACAGCCTGATCTGGTCCAATAACTTGTGTTTTGAAAGTCTTATCTGCATCTCTAGAAACTGCAAGATTGGCATTATCATAAACACCAACTTTTGGAGCTGGCACTCTATTTGCTACAAGGATTTCATCTCTATTGGACTTTCTAAATTTATCAAAAGAAGAATCTTGAACATTCGCTTCAAGTTTTTCAAATTTAATATCAGCATCAGATCCGATAGATGAAGGAATCGGAATAACTAAAGTACCATGATTTCTTCCTTTAACTTCATTTCTAAAATAGTTTACTAATTCTTGTTTAGATTTAGCACTCAGCTTAGCACCTTTTAATATAATCGCATATCTTGGAATTGCTTTGTTTTCAAAATAATCAATATTATATTCTTTTGCATATTTATCTCCAACAATAGCTGCAGCTGCAGAAACAGATGCAGGAATACCATAATACGTATTATTAGGAGAATAAACTTTAAAATGAATTATCTCATTAGGATTAGGATCTCCATTTATTGGATCAGTAGTTTCTGTATCTTGAAAATTTCTAAAAAAGACGGCTTGAATTTTATTACTTTTAGCAATTTGAACATAACCATCTCGTTTTCGTCTAACTCTTACAAGAGTTGCTGGTATGTGACCAACATAGCCAATTTTACCAGAGTTGGTTCTTCCAATTTCAAGATAACCATTTCCAATAGACATGGCATCAAGCCAAACTTTAATCATTGTTTCTAAAAATGTCTCGTCATCATTCAATTCTTCAAAAATATCTTCTAATCTTTGTTTTTCATTATGAATTAATTTTCTTGTTTTAGACATCTTTTCTGGCGATGACTGGCTTTTTTCAAGCAATCTTCTGGCTTTTGTAGTCTCAATAAATTCATAACCAAGACCTACTGTATTCATAACTCGAGCATTCACTGAAGCATTATGAATAGCGCTTTGATCATATAGACCAGCTAAAGTGTCTTGATCATAAGGAGGTGTTACTACGTCATACAAAGAGTAGCCATCTATCTGCTCAGGATCTACATACTTTGTGCCAACCGAATCAGGATTGCCAGTGAATTTTTTTTGAAGATTGTAAAATCTTCTTTTCATTTTTGTAGATAAATTAGATGTTTTTATTTTTTTAAATGGATCATCAGAGTCCAATTTTGCAATAACCTGATCATAAGTTACTTCATCTATTTCAATACCATCTTTAAATGGATCATCTTCATCAATGTGAGATATAACTGGTAAACTCATATTTTAAATAACCTCTTATAAGTGTCCTCATACGGATCCGGCGTTAAACCATTCAAAAGTCTTTCACTTTGATCATCATGCTCAGAGTTTGTAACTTTTCTAGCACCAGGAACCCAAGCGATATGACCATCTTCTTTACCAGTCCAATATTTAGCAGCCTCGGCAACTCTTTTTTCAATTGCTGGATCATGAATGATTCCCTCAGCTGAGAGAACACCGTCACCGTCCGAAAGAGGCAATCCATCAGGCATGATCCATATACAAACACCAAAAGCAGACTCGGGAACCCAAATCTTTTTGCTATCAACAATTCCATTTTCCATTCCAAATATAATACACCATCTGGACTAAAAAAGCATAAATAAATACAAAAAGCGTACACACCGTGTACGCTTTTTGCATAATTATGTAATTTTATATCACTACTTGATAGGGCAAGCTCCGCCTTCACACTCAAGACTATCAATAGATAGATCGTTGATTGTATCAACAAAAATAATATCATACTTTATTTGATTCAACATTTCATAATATTTATCTTCTGAAATTTCTTCATAGGGTGCAAGCATAAAGCCGTGCTCTGAATGAAGTAGAAAAGAAACAGATTTTACTTTATTTGTATAATTTTTCTTCAACCAATCTTTTATATCTTGAAGTTCTTCTTTTTTGTAATAAACAGTAACACTAACATTGTTATCTGCCCATTCAGACTGAGCCTTAACAACCCACTCCATTTGCTGAACGGCGGTCAATTCCGATGCAAGAGTTGCATTATCCGGTGTCTTACAAGGGAATTCAACGACAAACTTTGTATGATCAGCAGTCCCATCAAACTTAACATCATAAACAACATTATAACCTTTATCACGACAATACTGAACCAAAGGATCATTGCTACCCATTCTAATTCTTCTTATATAGAATTTTGCATAAGCAGGATGAATACCAGGTGTTACTCCAGCAAGCAAACTGAGCGTACCACTAGGCTTTACAGTTGTTAACTTGATGGATGGATTAATACCAAGAGTCTTAGACCATTCTTGATCAAATTTCTTCAATGCAGTATAGCAATCAGAAACCCAAGAAAGCTGTTCTTCAGTTGACTGCAACCAGCCAGTAATGCCCTGACCAAGCCTTCTATTTCTAGCGATCACTTCTCTGCTCTTTTTATATGGATAGTACAAAGTAGTAATTGCTTTTTGTGTCTTATAAAGGAGTTTACTTAAATCAATCAACTCTTCCTTTGAAGAAATATTAGGCAAGAAAATTTCAGCGAGATTGCAAGGCTCACCATCTTCTAACCCAATTTCACCACAAGGATTAGTTCCAATAACTTGAGAGTCATTAACTTTTTCACCAAGACGACCGTATTTACGAATAAGCTTTCTATTAATAAGACCATAAGGTTCACCAGAGCCATCATATCCCTTCCAGAACTCATTATTCATTTTGTCAACAGAGTCGGCAAATATAGAGTTATTAGAATTAGATCTCCAGTCAGGTATCGTTACAGACTCATCACCCCAATTTTTTGCACGCAAAAAGTGCGTATCATCAGGATCACCAATAGCAATCTGCGCCGAGCGTCGAGCAGAACCTGCTACAACAATCTTCCCAATAATATTCGCAATATCCAAGGCATCAATAGGTCTCATTTCATTACCGACTCTATTATTAAGAATATTGCAAATTTCAGCTATACCATCAATAAGAACTTCTGGACCAGAAGCAGTACCGCCAAATGTTTTTAATGGCGCACCATAGCCTCTAATCAACAACGTGCTATATGTAAAAGACTCTCCAGTCTCAAAGTAACTACGTAAAACTTTACCAAGCAGTTGAGACCAGCCTAGGCGAGAATCAGGAACAATAAAATCTGCGTCACTTGTTTTTTCATGTCGAATAAAATCAACATTTTTAACCTCTGGCATTTTATAAATAAAATGTCTTTCAAGAGAAAAACCAACACCACCACCAACCATCAAATGGTCCATTAAAAACTGAAAGTCTTCAACAGAAGAGATTTTGGTCATCCAACAATTAACAAGAGACACACCACTCATCTTCTCAACAAGAGGCGTTCCAAGTTGCCATAAGGATCTGCCTGCGAATATTCCTTTAAGATTAAAAATGTAATCAAAAAGTCTCTCAGCTTCTTCTTGCGTATATCCAGCACCAATTGCCTGAGCACCGTTTATGCACCGACCAATTGTTTCATGCCATTCCTCTTTCCTGTTCAGTTCCTCAATATTTCTAGAATAGGTTCTTTTATATGTAATCTCACCCATTCCATTAAAACCCCAAGGGGCTTTTCTGTTTGCATATGAGTTAATAAACTCATCAGAAATAATATTCATTCTTCCTCCTAAATGTGTAAATTCAATAGTATCAATCAAGCCAATACAAGCAAAGAAAGTATGCTTAGGCTAATTAAAATTTTTTTCAAAATCCGCGAGGCGGGCGATCATCTTATCAGCGACCGAAGCCCAAGACATCTCAGCGTGGATTATTTTTGCAGATTTTAAAGTATATTTTTTGAAATCATCATACTCATTAACAACATGTTCCATAAGATCAAGCAAGTTGTCATAGTTAGGAACAGCCCAATCACCGACATTACATGAGTAAAGATGTTCATGAAAATCCGACTTACCCCAAGTTGCTGGTAGCGGTATTGACATTTCAGCAAAGTCAGCACATCCAGTTAGGTTTGTACATATAGTTGGTAAACCTGTTGCAATAGCCTCAAATGGTATCATGCCAAAACCTTCACCACTTGTTGGATAAACTAAACAATGACATTTATGATATAAACGTACTAATTGATCTACAGAAAAATTATCAGGTATCCCAATTATCTGAGGATGATTGTATGCTGGAACAATATGGCCATCAATGTATACATCGGCAAAACAAAACTTATTGTATTTTAATATAAGTTGATAATCTTCTTGCCCCTCGTACAGTTCTAAAAAGGCATCAACAACAAGTTGAGCATTTTTTCTTTTAGAGTCTCCACCTACATGAAGAAAATTAAATTTACCAGTTAGTTCTCTTTCATAAATTTGGAATTCATCTGAAATACCATGAGGTACAACGTGTACATTTGGATGTATATTGTTTTTTATATAAATATCTTTTACAAAGTTTGATGTAGCCCATATCTCAGAGCATTTAGACATGTTATATTTCCAGCTATCTGGGACAATAGTTGATTCCCAAGGAGTATAGCCAATATTATAATTATTTTTTAATTGATAATAATGAGGTGGACAGAAGTTAATATGAAAAGGTATTTCTTCTCTATTGTAAAAAACACCTACACCCTTGTCTTGAAGAGCAAGGATTGAGCTAACAGCAGCATTGTGATAACCTTGGCTAAACCAATGTTCTCCACTTAAGTCTGTGTTATTTAAACTAAACCAGCTAACTTTCTTCATAGAAACTACTCATGTTCTGCTTTTCAATGTCTAGACATTGTACACCTTTTTCAATAAGAACTAAGGCATCTTCTTTAGAAATTTCAGAAGTAATTGGTGTATTACGATAAGCACAACGTGTAGCTGCTATATATACATCTCCAACTTTCATAATAGAGATAAGATCAGGATCTGTAATAACAAATGGACCGCAATCATCGGATTCAGCAACTGCAATAATTTCCATAATCAAAGTATATATC